GTCATGTGCAGTAATAGGGTTCTACCAACGATCATGTGACTGCTTCTTGATACGCAACAGCTTACGCTTCGGGCGGTTTACTCGTTGTCAGTCTAGTCGGTAGGTTTGGGGCTAGAGAACCACGTATCCTCTCAACAAATATAGTATAGCACTAAAAAACCCCCTGTGAAGGGGGCTTGTGACAGTTCTTTAACTGGACTTCTTAGGTGGTGTTTCTGCGTTCTGCCATGTTATCGTTCCATCAACATCAATAACGTATGAATTAATAAAATGATCTGCATCAGGACATAGTGATTTCTTAGGGAACCAAGATGCACCATTCACTGATGCTGTCTCGCCACTTGGAAATGATAATATATTATAAATCTCGTTAGATTGCATGAGATCTAACACATACTCATCCACAATATCCTTATAATATGCAGTAACTGTTGCTTTCTTTGTTGCATCTAAACCATTATATGTTCTTAGATCATAGTATAAACAAGCAACTTTATTGGCAACACAATATGCCATCACTGCATCTGCCTGTTCTAATGGGGTTCCTTCAATAATCATAGTTATGAACTCTTATAATCTTTTTCTGCTTGTTTTATCAAATCATCTAACCATTGATCCTGCTGTGCTTTTAAACTAGGATCAAGAGGAGTGACATTTGGTCTAGTGAAATCACCATATTCTTTCAATAATAGATCAAACATTCCCTTTTCAGTGAATGATTTCAATACCAAGTAGTGTGATATCTTATCTCTAAATGCTCTTAAATAATGTTCACCAAGTGGTTTGAACTGATCATCTGTTGATAAGTATGCCACACCAGCATTCTTTGGTAAATATATCTTATTATAAAACTCTGGTGAAATAGGGAACTTAGTCTTTTCAGTAGCAGTAGTAAATTCAGTTGAAGCAGGTATATCTCTTAATTTCTGTCGGTATGTAGTATATAATGCTTTATCATCTGCACTCAGAGGACAATCACTAACCATAGCCCAATCAGTTTCATCTAACAAGAAATCTCTTGCAAGTCTAACTGATGTTGTAGAAACTGTTGTTTGATTCTGATACATCCTAGCGAGTTCATCTTGAAACTCAATGTCTTCTATTGAATCAATAAGGAAAAATCCTTCAATCAATTTATCATTAAGAGCAGTAACTTGTGCTGCATCAAGGGATTCCATTTCATATGTAACCCATTCAAACTCATTTTTAGTAAAGTTCTTTACATATTTTCTACGTTTAACCAAACTAGTTGCATTAGTATTATATGCATACATTACTAACTTATCCTTATCACTATCCCAATTAGGATATAGAAAAGGTAGTAAAGTATCTTTCCAATAAGATTCAGGGATTACTTTTTCTTGTCCCTTATATTCAATGGTTTGATTTATAACATCCAATTGGAGTTCTATTAACTGTGAGTTTGCCATTAGTTCAAGCAGGTTCTCCTTATATATTTAGAAAGCTTTAATTAAGTACTTACATGTCTTGTAAGTATGTATCAGTGGAATATCCTTATCAGGATCAATTGATGCAATAGGTTCAATCTTAGTAGTTGACTTCAGTGTAACTGTAGCATCTTCTGCTTGCATTCCAGAACTATATGTCACATTATTACCAGTACCACCTTCAATAGTATATGTTAAAGAATCAACTGAAACTTTATTAACTGCACCTGCATTTGGTACAAACACTAAACCAGATGTTTTTGGTTTCCAATATACAATTTCAGCAATTCCATAATGTTGACCATCTTCATCGGTATCATTAGCACCACTTGGATTAGGCATTGGTTGTTCCAATTTAATCTTAGTAGCAGCACTCTGAGCAGCCTCAGGTAAATCAAGGCTATATGTATACCATTTTGTAGCACCACTATCACCATCAAAATTACCACTAGTTGTAGTTATATCAACTGCTGGAATTATTCTATTACTAGAATTTTGGTCCAATCTAGCAAAAGGATCAGTTGTAACATTATTATCAGGATCAATAAGTGTACCAAACTCAGTCCAATTACTACTACCTTGTTTCTGGTAATAAGCACGTAAAACCTGTGATGGTTTCTTACCACCATTAAAGTTATTTCCTCTTGCTGCAACAACTGAAATGTGACTTACATTACTACAATCAGCTGCATTAACTATAACCCAACGATTGCGATTAGGTGTTAATGAACCAGTAACAGGTCCAACATTACCAAACTTAAGGAAACGCTCAAACTTATATGTCTTACTATCATCAAATGTAAGTTGTTTTACTTCTCCAGCAGCAGTATCAAAAACAACATCAACATATGCTCCACCACAACATCCATCTATAATATGACATGTTGGTGCTTCTGCTCCTGCTGCATATGTACCACCACTATTTAAAGTAACAGCAGTAACTCTACTACCACTAACTGTACATGTTGCAGTAGCATGATTTGAATCACCATCAGTTAATCCACCACCCCTAAACATAACTCTAGGAACTTGAGTGGTAGGACATTTAAATATACCAGCACCTGCACCAACACCAGTACCTTCATTAATAATCTTTACATCCCACTCTTCATCATCAAATGATCCTGACTCAATAACATCACCTGTTGATGTTGTATATGTTGCACCAGATTCACCTACTTTAACACCTGCTCTAATCTTAACATATCCAGGTTCTCCAGGAACAGGTGTTCCAATATCAGGAGATTGTACTGTTCCACCAGAACCACCAGTTCCAACATTAGCTGTAAGTGAACTAATAGTAGTTCCAAGCAATTCCAATTCAACAACTGATCGGATTTGACCACCAGCACCTCCACCTCCAGCACCAGGAGTCCAATATGCATCATCCCATGATACATATGCCTTTGCTGTTCCTGTTCCATCGTTATCCTGAAACGCAGAACCACTTGAATTAAAGTAATTAGTATTCCAAGCACTAACACCTTGTTCTCCACCTCCACCACCAGCGTGTCCACCTGGTCCACCAGTACCACCAGCATTTCCTGATCCACCAGCACCACCACCTTGATATCCAGAGGGGCCAACACCACCGCCACCGCCTCCTCCACCGCCACCTACACAACCAGCAGCACTAGCATTATCACCAGGAGCAGCATCTAATCCAGTAGTACCAGCAGCACCCAAGGATGGACCTGAAGCATCAGTACCTAAGTCATCATCTGCATGACCATAGCATCCACCTCCACCACCTCCACCAGCACCAGCAGCTAGCTGACTATCTGCATAAAGGTGAGTTGATGCTCCTCCACCACCTCCCCAAGTGTCTGTACTAGGTGACCAAAGGTTTGTGTTGGTAGTTGTAGATCCTGTACCTCCATTTCCACCGTACATACTAGGAGTACCAGAATTAGGATAAGTTCCTCTATTTCTATTACTAGCAGCACCACCAAGCCATGCTTTCCATTGTTTCTGCTTAAAAGTAGACAAAGTTGCTGAGTTGATTGTTATTGATATTCTTTCTCCTTTTCCTTTAGCACCAAATACATCATTGCCATATGCATGACTAGGCAATACATTAGAATCAGCACCACGAGCACCAGCAATTTCAAAAGTAACAGCTGTTATATTATTACCAGCTGCAGTGAAATTAAAGATACCAGTACTACCATCTGGATTAAATTGAATATTAGTTCCAGATTCACCTACTCTAACATTAATACCAGCTCCACCACCACCTTTATTATCTACCCACTGTTCTTGACCACCTGCACCACCTGTACCAGGATCAGATGTCTGATTATCTGGATTTCCTACAGTTAATTTACTTCCAGTTCCATCCGCACCATCTAAACCATTGTTTAACCCCTGAAAAGTACCACCATATGAACCAGATTGAACAGCAGTTCCTCCAGTTCCCTTCGCACCACCTGAGTTTGTAGCAGCTGCACCTCCACCACTACCACCATTAGCAGTAAATGTAAGAACTGAACCACTATCAAATTTTAACCAACTAGAAGTACCAGCACTTCCAGCAGAAGATCCAGCACCACCGCCTCCACCTCCACCAACAACAGTACACTCAAGATACTTAGCATTAGTTGGAACACTATATGGAGATTGTGTTCCAGAACTAGTATATTCTACAGTATTTGCTGCTGGATACTCAATTATATCTGTACCTGAATTTAATAATTTCTTTCTATTACCAATCTCTGAAGTGTCCCCAAACTTACGAAATGTAGGTGCTGGTACTGTAGTCTGGAATTCCCATGAACCACCACTTCCTGTTGCAAGATAATTTACGTTCTGTGCGAGTTGTGGGAATGTAAATGTGTAAGATCCGCTAGGAGTACCAGTCAAATCAATAGTTACTGGTGGATTTGCTGTTGCATTTGCAGCAGTAGTTGAAAGTTTTAAATTATTATTATTTGTACCAGCAGCAACATAATATGTTGTACCATTAACCAATCCTCCAATAGTACCTCCAGTTCCTTGAATATATTCTACAGCAGTTCCTATTGAAAAACCATGAGATGATATTGTAATACGATCATTTGCCGTATCAATCTCTGATGCTCCTACAGTCTTAACAATTTCAGGGTTTTGAAGTGATCCAACAGAAGCAGCACCTCCCTGCCAATCCCAAACATCATAAGTAGCAACACTACCATCTGGGTTTGGTCTTCTTACCAATCCATGTTTATGTGTTAACTTTGTTCCTTGATCTGTTGGAGTCCATTTAACACTCTTTCCTCTTCCTAATGTATATCCTTTTAAATACCTATCACCAGAAGATAAAGCTACTTCTTGATCATCTGATGGTTGCGAACTAAAATATGTATGATTGTGTTGAGGAACTCCACCCAAATCCTCCTCACGCATAGTAAACTTAACAGTATGAGAACCAATAACTGTGCATGAAATAGTTTCACTTACATTAGTATATCCACTAGTAACAATTCTACCAAGAGAAAAATATTCATCCTGTGATGCTTTATCCAAATACCATTTACCACCTGAAGCACCTACTCCCATTGGAGAATTACCAATAGTAGGTGAATTATCACCGTATACTGGTCCATTACCAACTACCTTTTTAGCAATTAAATTAGGAACCTTAAATGTTCCCAAATACAAATCACCATAATGCTCAAGAACATTACTCTGGGTTACTTGTTGAAGTGATCCAGTCTCTGAATTAATCCTAACAACAGCTTGTGCTCCAGTACCACCAGTGAATGATACAGTAGGTGGAGATGAATAACCTTTACCAAAGTTAGTAATAGTAAATCCTGTTATAGCACCATTTGCATCAACACTTGCAATCTCACCCTGTGCTTGTATATGAGTATCACCAGGATTTGGTGGCATATTACCATCAATAAGAGGAGTATTAACACCAGCAGAATCTTGAACTCTTATTCCCATCCAACCTGCTTTACGATTGTTGAAACGGAATCCATGTGCCTGACCAGTACTACTACTCTGTATATCAATAACAACTGGTGGACTTGCTTGAGCATTTACTAATGAAGTAGCAAGTTTAGCAGTATTATTATCAACCTTAACAATATAATATGTTGTACCATTAACCAATGGATTAATATTACCACCAGTCAAAGATTTTAAATACCTTGCTTCATCACCAGTTTCAGCACCATGATTAGGAATTGTAATTTCATTATCTGTGAAATCAATTGAACTACTCTGTACTGTATTAATATCAGTATCATATCTAATAGTTTCAAGTTTAGTTAACCTATTTCCAAATGCACTACCAGTATATACAGTTGTCCAACCAGCACCATGATTCACATAATCCTGTGCTGTTCCTAATGCCCAATTTGTAGCATTATAATTTGGTGGATTCTGACCATCTATAAGAACAGTATTAGTACCTGCTGCACTCTGGATTCTTACTCCAGCCCATCCAGCATCTCTACCATTAGTATCATATCTTATTGCATATAATTTTCTAAGTTCAGTTATAGTAGTAGATCCTGTTACTACTGTTACCCAATCAGTTGCATGATGATTAACATAAGTTGACCATATACCAGTATCTGCTCTTGTCTTAGTATTAGTAGCTCCAGTTGGATCCAGTACCTGTACTTTATCACCAGTAAACAATCTAATACCAACAGGTAAATCCAATGTTAATCCATACTCACCCTCTGATCTTCCTGTACTAGTAGTAGCATCAAATCCAGCATCAGGAGTCTTTACTATATGTTCTTCACCTTGTCCTGTACCACCACCTACACCAGCAACACCATCAACACCTGCTTTTAAATAATTACTCCATTGTACTGGACCAGGAGCAAATGCTCTAGTCTTAGTATTAGTTGTCCCAGTTGTATCAAATATCTGTACTTTATCGCCAGTTTTTAACGTAATTGGATTACTAAAAGTAATAGTTAATCCATTAACACCTTCTGACCTTCCTGTAGTATTAGCAGCATCAAATGCAGCAGTAGGAGTTAATACTGCTCCTGTACCTGCTGTTAAAAGATTACTCCATGTAATACCAGCAGGAGCAGAGAATAATAAGTTTGTTCCTGCAACATAACCAGATCCACCACCACCTTCAACTGTACTTACTGTTACTATAATATCAGCAACACCACCAGCTGCACCAATATAAGAATTACCAAGTTTAATAGTATCAGTAGCAGCATATCCCTTACCAGGAAATTCTACTGTAACTGTTGGAGCAGAACTACCGCTACTAGGAACAACTACTTTAAAAGTTGCAAGAGAACCACTACCACCAGTTGTTACTCCATTAACATAATATGTTCCAGCAGGTCTATTAGAATCGTATGCAGCATTAGTAGTAAAAGTTTTTATTTGACCACTATTTGTTATATCAACACCAATACTAGCAAGTCCACCATACTTATTACCAATTATTTCATATAGTCCAGGATAGTCTTTAATATAATGCTCTTCACCATCACAATACAAATATCCCTCATGAGTATACGCAGGATCATCTACACCACCAAGATAAGCATTACCACCAACTTCATTTAATCTATCATGTCTACTGAGATCATTTATATAAGAATGATCAAATGTATTTTGTCCTGACTTAAGATTATAAACTATTGCTCCAATTGGTGTTGTATCTACACCAAGATCAGTGTAATACCCTTGTCTTGGGTTCCTATATTTTTGAGGTGTTGCTACCATAACTACTAAGTCTTAATAAGATATTCCATTACGATGAAAGGACAGACTGCACTGTCAATTGAAGGTGAACTATCAGTACCAATAGTTAAAGTTGTACTTAAGTTCTCTGGTCTAATTACAGCTGCATTTGTTTTCACCTTATATGTATGATCTCCAGAAGCGAATTGATCTATATCTATTCTATGATTATGAATAGTTGGATCTGTTGTTCTTACTAAATCAGCAGTATCTTCTGAGACATGCTCTATAGCAACTGGAGATCTCTTATCTTCATGAGCTTCATTTGACTGTAATGGTAATACATCAAATAAACTATTATTATTAAAATCAACTGGAACTCCAGGAGCACCAGAAGTATATGTTGCTGGTGCTTCTCCATTTATATCAAATCCAGCAGAACCGCTTCCTGTACCACCACAAAGTCCAAGACATCCAAATTGGGATCTATATTGTGCTGTATTTGATCCATCAGCAGATCCCCAGGGTTGCGTTCTATCATAATCCGTTTCAGCTACTAAAATACAACCAAAGTAAGCTTCACCATTAGCACCACTTATACCAGGATGACCTTCAATACATCCACCAAAGTATCCAGTAGCAGTTGAACATACAATACCAGAAGAGAAGAACCAACTATCATGATCATCATTAGGATTCCAATACTGAATTGCTTTACAAGGTTGTTGA